TTTCGAGAAGAACAAATCCAGAATTTCCTTTGCGTCTGATGCCCGCTATCGTAAGATCAATTTTCAACCATTCATAAAATCCGTTTGCGATAGCCTTTCGCACACTGATACCATTTATGAATACGTCCTGGACAAATTCACGCAAAGAACATCCGCTGTTGGGAACCAACACCAAGCAAATTACAACACTCTCAGCGAATGCTGCCGAAACGATTGGCAGCAATGGGGGCGAATGGGCCATTGGTGCTTTGCTGAAGCACTGAAACATTTTACACAATTCCCAATTAAGCCACCAACAATGGAATTTGGTCCAACCGGAAAAAGTCACACGTCTGGTTGGTTGTTAGCAATTGAAAAACATCGGCTAAAGCGGGACCAAATTTTGGAATTGGACAAACCAGATTTGGAAATTCAGGCCCATAGTTACATCGTCAGAGTCCGAGAGAATTTTCCAAGCTTCTATAAGGAAGCAGATTATTTTACTTTGGAGACTGCTTGTTGTAATTACAAACGCCAACATCGCGGAACAAGATATGCTGGTTGCTATATAGACGAATTGTATGATGATTTACAGGTATTGAAGAAAGATTGGCCTGAATACAGCGAATTGTATGAACAATATATGAAAGCTAGATGGAATGTCCTACCTAAGCCGTTGTTGTACGAAGCTAACAAAGATTTCAACCCATCTAAACCAGCTTATCAAATTTCTTGGCACAAAGCTTTTATGGAATTTGGTAGAATGCCTAGGGTAGAAGCTTGGGCCAACGGAAAACCCCAGCGTTGGTGTGATATTTCTGATCTTGGTTATGAAGCAAATTTGGAGGATATGTGGTCATGAAAAAACTTATTGCTATTGGTGGGCTTCCTGCAACTGGGAAATCTACAATATTGAAAAAATTCATGAAAGAGCTTGAATGGGTTAAACAAGAGCCAAGAAAGCTTGTCACTTCCATGTATAATAAAGCCAATGATTTATACATCATTGGTGATTATAGTGATCCAAAGGAAAAATTTCCTGGATTAGATCGTCTTTCTATGGCAGTGCAACCAGAAGCTATAAAATTTCTTCAAGAAACCAAATCAAATATTCTCTTTGAAGGTGATCGATTATTCACGGCATCCTTTTTAGAATCTGCTTCCCAAATGGTGGATCTAAGTCAATTAGAATTGAAGATTGTATTCATCAAAGCTGATCCAAAGATTGTGAAAGAACGGCACGCTGAACGCGATGATAGTCAATCTAAAAAATTCATTAAAGGCCGAGACACAAAACTAGACAACATTCGTTCTTCGTTCTATCTCATGGACTACATACATGAGTTCACCCATGATAATCCTTTTCAAACGGTGGAAATTGTGAACTGGCTTAGATTAGAATTATTGGTTGATGACGTGATTGATTTGATAGGAGAATAATACATATGAATTTGGAAGTCAAGATTGAGGATTTGCGGCTAAAAAAATTATTCGTTGCTATTCCTTGTTATGGTGGTCAGATGATGGGGATGTGCACTAAATCCTGTCTTGATCTTCAGGGTATGTGTCAGAATCTTGGTATTGAAATGCGGTTTAGTTTCATTTTCAATGAATCTTTGATTACTAGAGCGCGTAACTATCTTGTTGATGAATTCCTTCGCGCTCGTGGAACCCAACAAGTAAAGGATGAACAGGGAAATGTAGTTGGACAAGTTGAAGTTCCTTATTCCCATATGTTGTTTATCGATAGCGATATTCATTTTGATCCAAAGGACGTTCTTGCTTTAATGGCCATAGATCGCGATGTCATTGGTGCTCCATATCCAAAGAAATCCATCAAATGGGCTGCAGTTAAGGAGGTTGTTCAAAAACATCCACAAATTCCTCCTCAAGAATTGGAGAAGATTATTGGCGATATGGTATTCAATCCTGTTGCCGGAACCCAACAATTCAATGTTGCTGAACCTCTTGAAGTACTGGAGATTGGAACTGGTTATATGATGGTAAAGCGTCATGTATTTGAAAAATTTGCAGAACAATATCCAGAACAAAGATATAAACCAGACCATGTTGGACAACAATTTTTTGATGGATCTCGTTACATCAACGCATTTTTTGATTGCGTAATTGATCGTAAACGAAAGATCAAATTGGTAGAAACGGGTGAGGAAAAAGAAGTGGGTGGTTCAGACCGTTATTTGTCTGAAGATTATTACTTCTGTCAACAATGGCGCAATATGGGTGGTAAGATTTGGTTGTGCCCTTGGATGTGCACTCACCATATTGGTACATACGCTTTTACTGGTAATCTTCCAGCAATTGCAAATCATTTAGGTAAATTATGAGTGAACTGAAACTTTGTGAACATTATATTGATATAACTTTAGATAGTATTCCAACAATAACTTTAAATTCGTGGCGGGATTTCATCGAAGTAGAATATGATGAAGAAGCAGAATCAGATTTCTTCTATTGGTCCAGTGACGCTCCAGAGGAAGCAAAGAAATTTGATGCTTGCGATGTGTTCTATATTCGGAGATAATTATGATTATAGGAATGGTTGGAATGATTGGTTCTGGTAAAGGAACTGTAGGTGATTATCTTCACGAAGGAAAAGGTTTTTATAGAGAAAGTTTTGCTAAACCTCTAAAAGACGCGATTGCGATTATCTTTAATTGGCCTCGGCATTTATTGGAAGGTGATACACCAGAAAGTCGTAAATGGCGCGATGAAGAAGATCCTTATTGGACAAGAAAGCTTGGTTGGAAAGTTACGCCACGTTCTGTTCTTCAAAAAATGGGAACCGAAGCTGGGCGCGAAGTGTTTGGATATGAACTCTGGACCGCTTCTCTCATCAATCGTTTAAAACCAAATAAAGATTATGTAATTACGGATGTTCGATTTGCAAATGAAATCAACGCACTTTATGAAATGAATTCTGTTATTATTCGCGTAAAGCGCGGACCAGAACCCGATTGGTTTGAACACGCACAATGGTATTTGAAATATAAGCCAAGAGAAACTCTTTTTAATTTTGCCGGAAAGGACGTTCATATCAGCGAATATGGTTGGGTAAATTCTAGGATGGATTACGTGATTCCAAATGATGGAACAATAGAAGAACTCTATATGCACACCGACGCAATTTTAACACAATTAACCGCTGGGGCTTAATTATTACCAAACTTTAGTTTATCGTTTATTTGTTGTAATTATATTATGAGGTATCGTTACTAATAAAGTCAAGCCATATGGCTTGACTTTTCCATTTATTCGGCATATCATAACAATATGCCATTTGACATGAGGTTATTATGAAGCTATCCGAAACCACAGTTGCAATTTTGAAGAATTTTTATTCGATTAATAATGGTCTCCTTTTTAGAGTAGGCAACACTCTAAAAACCATTTCGCCCAACAAGGCTTTATACGCAGAAGCTACTGTTGATGAAAGCTTTCCAAAAGAATTTGGTATCTATGACTTAGGAAAGATTCTGGGTCTTTTATCATTATATCAAGACGCGGAATTATCATTCGAAGAACAAAATTTGGTGTTGAAGAGCGGTCGATCCAGGACACAGATTCGTTATACTGATAAGGCTCTGATTCAGACCCCACCAGAAGGAAAGAGTATCAAGTCAGCAACTTATGATGTTGATTTAAAGCTTTCCAAGGATGATTTGGAATGGGTTGAAAAGGTTGGTTCAATTCTTGGATGTCCATACATCGTGATTTCAAATAACGAAGGTCGATTTTCTGTTGAAGCGGTAGATGTAAAAGGTGAGATTGTTGATAATAGTTCGCTAGATATTGGTGAAGCTACCAATTCCACTCCATTCAAATTTGTCCTTAAGGTAGAAAATTTGAAGCTTTTGGAAGGCGATTATGATATTGCTATCAGCTCTCGTGGTTTGGCACGATTCACCAACAAGAATGTTACTTATTATGTTGCTGTGGAACAAGGATCTTCTTTCTATGGTGAACCAAAGGCTTAAAGCACATGGAAAAAGAACATTTGTTATGGGTTGAAAAATACCGTCCACATAAGATTTCTGATTGTATTTTGCCTGAATCTTCAAAAGCCACATTTCAGAAATTTGTAGATACCAAGGACGTTCCTAACATGATTTTGTCAGGAACTCCTGGTATTGGTAAAACCACTGTTGCTCGCGCTCTTTGCGATGAGATTGGTTTGGATTATATCTTAATCAATGGATCCAAAGAGCGCGGTATTGATACGCTTCGAACCAAGATTGTTGGTTACGCCGGTGCAGTATCATTGACTGGTGGAAGGAAAGTCATTATCATTGATGAAGCAGATTATCTTACAGGAGAAGCTCAAGCAGCGTTTCGTGGTGTTATTGAAGAATTTGCATTAAATTGTTCCTTCATTTTCACTTGTAACCACAAAAATAAGATCATTCCTGCTCTTCATTCTCGTTGTTCGGTCTTTGATTTCCGTATTCCAAAGGAAACAATACCCAAATTAGCGACAATACTCTGTAAAAGAGTAGAAACTATTCTGGTGAATGAAAAGACTGAATATGATCAAAAGGCCGTTGTTGAATTGGTAAAGAAATTCTTTCCTGATTTCCGTCGTTTGCTGAATGAATTGCAACGCTATTCTGCCACTGGTAAAATTGATGTAGGTATTTTTGCAGCGCTTGGTGAAGCTCGTGTTGGTGAAGTTATTTCTTATCTAAAACAGAAAGATTTTCGCAGTCTACGTAAGTGGGTAGGAATCAATTCAGATCAGGATGCTACAAAGATCATGGACGAGCTTTACGCAAAGTTATCTGATGCAGTCAAACCAGAATATGTTCCGGTTGCAATAGTAATTCTTGGTAAGTGGATGTATCAGGATGCGTTCATGGCTAATCATGAAATCAGCTTGGCTGCCTGCCTAACAGAAATTATGCTGGAATGTGAGATGCTTCAATGATCAAACATAGAACTATTCTTGTGGAGGCTGGTGGAGTACGCTCTAGAAAGGATGTTGTGGAACAATTTGATAATATGGTTAAGAATGGTTGGATA